CTAGTTCCTTAGTATGGGGCACTAAAACAGAAATGCGAAAAGAGGCTGATGTTTTAGATGAACTTGAAGAAGGAATAATCGATATTTACATGACTAAATCAACTGTTAGTCGTGAGGAAATTCGAAAAATGGTAGATGCTGAAACATGGTTTAGTGCACAGAAAGCAGTTGAATTCGGATTTGCAACTACTACCTCCTCATCAACTGTGGAGGACAAAAATGATGAAGAAATCACTCAACTAAAAGCACAGCTTCAATCCATGCAAAATGAATTAACCCAAATTAAAAATCAACAAATACAAGTGCCGTCTAATAATAAAAGACGACGCTTTTTTTAATCTCAAAAAAATGGAGGAATGAGAGAATGGTTATGAAATTGAACAATCATACTGAAGCTTACGAAAATGCAAGAAAAAATTATGCGGACGTTGTTAAAAATGAGAAATCTACCCCGGAAGAGGTTGAAACTGCTTGGAGCGAGATGCAAGATGCTTTAGTAGACTCTTTAACTAACCAGATTACTGAGCGAGTGTCCAATAAAAATACTGATCAATCTGTATTAGCTGCTCGTGGTGCAAATGTATTAACTTCGGAAGAGCGAAAGTTCTTCAACGAAGTAGTTCGTTCAGGTGGGTTTGAATCCGAAACAGTGTTACCATTCACAACTGTAGATAGGATTTTTGATGATTTAACAACAGATCACCCATTGTTATCAGTTATCAACTTTACAAATTTAGGTACTGTGAAAGCAGAAATTATTACGTCTGAAAAATCTGGTTCATTCGCTTGGGGACCAGTATTTAGCGAGATTCGTAGTCAATTAGATGCGGCGTTCAAGAAAGAAACATTTGATCAATCCAAGCTTACTGCATTCGTTGTATTAGCGAAAGATCTAGAAAAATTCGGTCCTGAATGGATTGAAGCTTATGTCCGTACACAAATCACAGAAACATATGCTATTGCTTTAGAACAAGGTATTATTCTCGGTGCCGGACCAACAAAACACGAGCCAATTGGATTAATTCGTGACTTAAAAAAGGCAGTGGATCCAACAAACGGGCATGCGAAGAAAGATGCTGCTGGAGCTTTAACTTTTGCTGACGTTAAAACGTCAATCGAAGAAATCGGTGGTGTTTGCAAGAAACTTTCTAAAACAGAAAAAGACAAAGCTATCAACGTCGGTGGAAAAGTGTATTTCTTATTGAATCCTATGGATGCATGGGATGTAAAAATTAACTTTACCATTCAAAATTCACTAGGGGCATATATCACAGCCTTGCCATTCAATGTGCAAATTGTGGAATCTGAATTTGCAACAGAAGGGGAATTAGTTGCATTCGTTCGTGATCGTTACGATGCCTATTCAGCAGGCGGTGTATCTGTTAATAAGTTTGACCAAACTTTAGCTATTGAAGATGCAAATCTTTACACTGCTAAAGGTTTCGCCTTTGGTAAAGCGAAAGACAATAACGCTGCACAAATTTATACATTACCAACTCAAATTCCGGCTGGATAAGGAGGACTTTGAATGGCTAAATACAAAGTATTAAAACCCTTTCGTGATATCCATACGAATGAAATTTATAAACTTAATTCAGAAATCGAAATGACAGTGAAAAGAGCTAACGAGGTTGAAAAAAATCTCGACAGCTCTTTTTTAGTTCGAGTTGAAGAATCGGAAGAAAAGTAGGTGATTGAATGACAATCACAGCTGAAATCCTACAAGAATTTAAAGAAAGGATGCACTTAGGGGATTATGAAGACGATAACCTAAGACGCATCCTTTCTGCGTCTGTTGTTGCTCTAAATAAAGCTTGTGGAGATTATGTAATTGAAAATGACGAGGATTTTAAAGAACTTGTGTATGAGCGTTCTAGATACGTTTACAATGATGCTTTGGAATTTTTTAATACAAATTTTATAAGTCTCATTAATAATTTAGCGATTGGTAAAGCTCTAGAAGAAATTGTGTTAGAGGATGATCCTGATGCAGCCGTTTAAATATAATCCGAATTTTAATACTGGATCCTTTAGGAATCGAATCACATTTTTAAAACTCGCATCTATAGAAGACGAACTTGGTCAAGAAATCGGTGAGGATTGGGTTGAGTTTAAAAATGCATGGGCTATTATTAAAACGCTTAAAGGTTCGGAATATCTGTCTTCTGGTTCGGAAAGAGCAACCATCATTTCCCGTTTCATCATCCAATATATTGAGGGCATAACAGCAGATATGAGGATTGATTATAATGGTCGTATCTTTGACATTATCGAGCCTCCAATCAATGATGACGAATTAAATAAAACGCTCACTATTTTAGCAAAGGAGCGTGTATAGCATGGCTGGTATAGATGCTTTGGCAGCGGAAATTGCGAGGGAACTTAATCGATACTCTAACCTTGTGGAAGAAGATTTAGAAGCGTCTAAAAAAGAAATAGCAGATGATCTTAAAGATGAACTGAAACAAACTAGCCCAAAGGATACTGGCTCTTACAGAAAAGGTTGGCGAGTTAAAAAGGTCGGAAATAAACTTGTAGTCCACAACAAAACGGATTATCAGCTTACTCACTTATTGGAGAAGGGTCACGCTAAAAGAGGTGGCGGCAGGGTTGCTGCTAAAGTCCACATCCAACCTGCAGAACAACGAGCTATAGAAAACTATTTAGAAAAAGTAGAGCAGGCGATCAGACAATGACATTAGTTGAATTAAAAAAGATACTCGATGCTGCAGGCTATCCTGTGGCTTATTCGCATTTTACACCTACTCCTGAAAAGCCGGTACCGAGTCCACCTTATATCTGCTATCTTGTGGATGGCAATCCAAACTTTATAGCTGATAACAAGGTTTATCACAAAATCTCTGATGTCACAATCGAGCTTTATACAAATAAAAAGGATCTAGCAGCTGAAGCAAAACTTGAGGCTGTTCTTGATACTAATGAAATTCCTTATGAACCCTATGAAACTTTCATAGAGTCAGAACAATTATTTCAAAGAATTTACGAAGTGAGGTTGATATAAATGCCAGAAAACAAAGTTGAATTTGGTTTAAGAAATGTTCACTATGCTACTTATACAGACAATGCCGGAGTCATTACATTCGATACTCCTATCCGGATTCCAGGTGGTGTTAGTTTAACCACAGAACCGAGGGGTGAACTAACTGAATTTTACGCTGATGATATGCTTTACTATACTGCCGAAAATAACGATGGCTATGACGGCACATTGACAATCGCAAAGGTTCCAGAACAGTTCGCAGTAGATGCTCTTGGAGAAGAATTGGATGAAGTTGATAAAGTGCTAAATGAATATTCCGATGCTACCGGAAAGCCGTTTGCCTTACTCTTTGAATTTGATGGTGATTTAAAGGCGACAAGGCATATTCTATATAATTGCAAAGCGTCCCGTCCTGGGGATTCTTCGAACACTAAAACAAATACCAGGGAGCCCAATACCAAAGAATTGAAACTAATTGCTAGTCCAATCGTTATGGATGGAAAAAGGAGAGTTAAAACAAAAACTACTCCGTCTACTCCAGATACTGTTTATAATGCTTGGTACACTACGGTTTATAAGAAAACTCCACAGGCATAGGAGATAGATGACCAATGGAAAAAACAATAGTAATCGATAATAAGCCGGTACGCTTTAAGAGTACCGGTGCAACTCCTCTGAGATACAAGGCGCAATTCCACAAAGACTTTTTTGTAGATATATTAAGATTAAACTCTCTTAAAAAGCTGAATACTGGCCAAGACTTAACAGCCAAGGATATCGAATTAGTAGATTTCGATGTCCTTTATAACATCACTTGGGTGATGGCTAAAACTGCGGATTCATCTCTACCAGAACCTTTAGAGTGGCTCGATAGTTTTGATGTATTCCCATTGATGGATATCGTCCCTCAAGTTCAGGACCTTATCGGATCTTCCCTTCAGTCAAAAAAAAAGTCGAATCATCCGGCGAACAACAAGAAATATCGACAGAAACGTTCTTAGTTCTCTGCAATAGGTGTGGACTAACAAATTTTGACTTAGAGCAAATGACACTTGGCATGTGCTTAGATTTCATTGAGGAGTTTATTGAAATGAATACGCCTGAAAATGAAAAAACACGCACAGCTTCGCAGTCAGATTTTGATGCGTTCTAAAGCGAGGTGAGAAAATGGCAGGTAATATTAAAGGAATTACGGTTGAAATCGGCGGCGATACTGTCGGCCTACAAAATGCCCTTAGAGATGTAAATAATAAAAGTAAGGACCTACAGTCAGAATTAAAAAGTGTTGAACGCTTGCTTAAATTTGATCCCGGCAATACGGAACTAATCGCTCAAAGGCAACAAATCTTAGCCGAGCAAGTAGCTAATACCACCGAGAAGTTAGATCGATTGAGAGCTGCACAAAATCAAGTTGAAGAGCAGTTCCAGCGAGGCGATATTGGCGCTGACCAATACAGAGCTTTCCAGCGCGAGATTGTAGCTACAGAGGGGCAATTGAACGGTCTAAGAAGGCGATTATCACAGGTTGGAGATAATACCTCTATCACGGAAGTTAGTCAAGATATGCAGCACCTTTCTAATGATACCGAAGAGGCTCAGGGATCCGTTAAGGAATTAGGCGGAGAGTTGGCAGGCCTTGCGGGTGGTTTGACAGCAGGATTGGGAATTAAAGAAGTAATCGAGCAGGCCTTAGATACATCTTCCCTTAATACAAAGATAGATATAACTTTTGATGTCCCAGAGGAATCAAAAGAGTCGATCAGAGAAGCGGTTCGAGGTATAGAGGCTTATGGCGTTGATGGAGAGGCGGCACTTGAAGGAGTACGAAGGCAATGGGCATTAAATAAAACTGCATCTAATGAAGTTAATTCGTTTATCGTAAAAGGGGCTGGTGCAATAGCACAGTCTTTTGCCGGCGTTGATTTTACTGAATTGATCCAGGAAACAAATGAGGTAGCATCTGGTCTAGGAACATCCAATGAAAATGCGCTTGCTTTGTTTAATGCTCTCTTAAAAGCTGGCTTTCCGCCTGAACAATTGGACACTGTAAGTGAATACGGAACCCAAATGAAATTAGCAGGCTTTAATCTTCAAGAAATCCAATCCATTTTCGAAGCGGGCATAAATACAAAAACTTGGAATATCGACAACCTAAATGATGGAGTTAAAGAGGCCCGCTTAACCATGGCTGGATTTGGACTAGAAGTTGATGAAAACCTTGGAAAACTAATCGAGAAAGCAGGCGGTTCTGCTAAACAGTTTCAAGATTGGGGTAAAGCGGTAGCCGGCGGCGGTGAAGCGGGTTCACAGGCCATGAGTGATGTTGTTACATGGTTAGAGACAATTGATAATAAAGAATTGAAAAATGAACTTGCTACTAAGGTATTCGGGACCAAATGGGAAGATCAAGGCGATAATATGATCGCTGTTTTTAAAGGCTTAGGTGATGCCGTTGATAAAACTAACGAAAATACAAACGGATTATATAATACAATGGGAACTTTAAACGCAGATCCAGCTGTGCAATTGCAACAGGCATGGACAAATTTAAAAACAGAATTAACCCCCTTGTTAACACAAATTGCGGAGTTTGTCGCCAAAATTGCCGAATGGGCTGCAGCAAATCCAACACTTACAGCAACACTGGTAGCGATTGTGACAGTAATAGGAATTTTAGTCGGAATAGGCATGGCATTAGTAGGAGTTATGGGTGCGTTATCAGTTGCATCGATTGCGTTAAATATCGGAATGCTTCCACTTACACTTATAATTCTTGGCATTATGGCCGCCATTGCAGCCTTAATATCAATTGGAATCTTGCTTTATAAAAACTGGGATACTATTAAGGCTAAAGCCGGTGAACTTGGTAAATCTGTTAAGGAAAAGTTTACTGACATAAAAGAAGGAATTACTGGCGCAATTAAAGAGGCAGTTTCATATGTAGGTGATCAGGTGGATAAGATAAAAGGTTTTTTCAGTGGACTTAATCTTAAATTACCTCACATAAAACTTCCTCATTTTAGTCTGAATGGTAGTTTTAGTTTAAAACCTCCAAGTGTCCCAAAATTAGCAGTAGACTGGTATAAAAATGGAGGCGTATTCCCGGCTAATAGTCCTAGATTAGTAGGTATGGGCGATGCGAGTGTACCCGAAGCAGCTATACCTTTATCGGATACAGTGTTAGGTAAAATTGCTGGTATGATCGAGGACAGGATGGACGGCGGTCAAGGAATTGTTATCCAACAAATGATTGTCCGCGAAGAAGCCGACATTCAAAAGATTGCTAGGGAGCTTTATAATCTAACGAAATCAAATGCACGCGGGAAAGGAGTGATCATGACTTGATTTATCTTGACGGTAATCCAATAAGTAAATGGGGATTACAAATACAAAAAGAGCATGATCACCCTGCAGTACCGGAATTAAGAAGAAAGACAATGACTATTCCTGGGATGGATGGAGAATGGGATTTTGGTTCAGAATCAGGTCCCAAACCTTTTAATTTCCCACTTGGGTTTATTGAATATGATATGTATGAAAAGCAGCGAAGGATTAATGAATTCGTTGCTTTTTTGTTTGATATCTATGGTAAACCAAGAGAAATGAAGCTGTCATTTGATTATGAACCAGATAAATTTTACCGAGTGAAAATTGCTAATGGTTTTACTCCACGAAGGATACATGGATTTGCTTTCTTTGACTTACCATTGATTGCTAGCAAACCACGTAAAAACTTTATGGTTCCATCCGATGAAATTATTATGGATTCAGATATTCCAATAATGAGTGATTTATTGTGGGAGACAGGTTTGAGTAATCGCAAAATAACCAGTCCACAATCATTTGAAATTGTTAATAACGGTACAGTTGTCATTCCCTTTTCTTTTATTGTGGATGGTAGCGGCAATAATGTTGCATTTTCTGCAAATGGTAGAACAATGACATTTAAAAACTTTGCCAGTAAAACTTTAGAGATAACGAATAACTATGTAGTCAAAGTTAACGGAATTTCAGATTTAACAATCTCAAATGGTGTCTTTTTAGAATTGCTCCCAGGAGTGAATCAAATAAGTGTGGCAGGCAGTAATTTAGACTTAACAATCAGCGAGAGCTTAACTTACCAATACAAATAAGGAGGATGTGAGATGGCAGATGCTCCTAAAATCTTAGGCACAGACAGTCTTAGACAAGCTTATCCTAAATTAAATCAGGCTATTGAACTTGTTAATAATTATCAAAAACAAATCGATGAAATCGTTGTTGAAGGAGATTCATCCGTTGAATCAGCACAAGCAAGGGTAGAAGAAGATGGCACCGTAAACGCTACTTTAAAGAACCGTTTGGATAAAAAAGAAAAAGAATTTGCGTCGCAATTGGCGGAAAAAGAGACACAAATCCAGCAAGTAAATGCTGATATTACATTAGTTAATTCTAAAACTAGTAACCCATTAGCTTCAGCAGCAGCTAGCGGAGAAAAAGTTACAATGGCTTTACTTTCTGAGGAAGTACAACAAGCGATTATTGGGACTACACCTATAGAGGTGGCGAGAGGTCTAGATAACAACAAAGGCTCCTTATTTCCTTTGAAAAATGTACCGAGAGATAATATCCTCAATACAGTGGATTCAAGAATTAATAATATATTTTTATCCGCAAAAGTCACAGGGGCAAGACCGGATAAATTTTACATGATTGAGTGGATTGGGAATGGGCTGGTTGAGAACGGCACAACGTATTGGGGGATGACCATATCTGAGTATACAAGAAATGTCCAAGGCGGCATTGATACCAGCACAAGGCGAGAGTTGTTAAATCGTAGAAATGACCCCTTCCCTCAAACAACTGATACAGTAGTTAGCAGGACGATTTCTATAGACAATGGTAAACTTACTTTTGATATTGTCTATGACCGTTCTGAATTTACTACTTTTTTTAATTTAGTAAACTCAACAGGAACAGATGGAGTTGGAAAAGGTTGTGTAATCCATCCTGATAATTATAGTTATCGTGACGGTTATAGGGGATTAATAAGAAATTTTGGGGATATATATCCGTTAATGAACATAGCTGATTCCAACTGGAACGCAAGGCAAGAAATCTTTATAAAAAATGCCTTACTAGACGCAAAAGTATTTAATGCTCAACCGGGATGTAGGTATCATTTGCAGTATGTAGCAAAAAATAATGCAACCTATGGTGATTTAGTACTCGTTAAAAAATACAACGAAAAAAATGAAACAACTGATCTGTTCAAAACAGCTAAAAAGACATACGGGGTAAATTATACTGGTATTGATACACTCACCATTAAAGCTGAACGTGGTCAAGAGGTAATCCAATTGACTATTGATTACTCATTATTAAACGATGGAGAAACGATTAACCTCGCAAATACTGGAACTCCA